TGTGTTGTTTTCTTACAACAGTTTATACAACTGGCGGATAGATGTTTGTTGAGTCATATCCTGCTATAACATTCATTGTGGCTGTTAGTACTTGTCCTGGGCCCAGTACCCAATACCATTGTCCGTATTCTCCTGGTACTCTTGCTACAGTTTGTGCAACACCATCAATGGCAACACTGCTTAAGGCGTCATATACAACTTCGCCGTCAACGGTATAGTTATAAAACGGAACAAAGTTAGCAACACCCGAAGTAGCATAAGGACCCGATGGTTTAGTGGGATCAATGTATTTGAAGTAATTGGCCACGCTTTTGGACATCAAAAACGTACCGTCAGCTACTGTGATTTCCAGGGCTTGAGTGCCTGCAAATTCTAATGTGCTGGTCCATGAGTATAATTCTACGCCAAGATTTTCGCCTGGAACAATAGGCATATCTGGAACAGGTTGATTCAGGGTGGCAATATCGCCATTGAAAATTTCCACTCCGCCAAGCGTGACTACGATTGTAGCAGCAGTGGCTCCATATCCTTGTCCGTATTGTTTGAAAGTTCTTGTAGTCATACATCTCTCCGATTGCAGTTATTTATGCTGCTGCATTCAAATTATTCAGGCAAATCAATACCCGGCTGAATATTGACAGTACAACTGAATGTGCCACCGTCGGGAATTACCCAGTACCATTGCCCAGTGGTATTTGATGAACGTTCTCTTGTTTGTACAACACCATTGATCACAACATCAGTCAAGGGATCTTTAAATGTAACTCCGTCAATCACAGTGGTAAAAGGCATGCAGAATCGATCAGGGCCGCCCGGCAGCAGTGGTGGTGGATATGTAGGGCTAGTTAAATCCCTATATAATCCATAGGTAGCTAAGGTATCTGTCAGCAAGTATATGCCACCAGAGACTGTGATTGTCATGGCATGCGAGCCGGCCCATTCTTTAGGGTCAGTCCAGGCAAACAAATCTACACCGTGAATTTGATGATCCGGGAATACTGGTAGCTGTGCGGCCACTGGATCAACGAAGCGCATACAAGTTTCAACACCGTCTAGTGTAGCCACAATACCCACTGGTTGTACACCGTAGGCTTCGCCCATTTGTTTAAAATTTCGTATAATCATATCAATTCCAATATTGTGCTATTACAGGGTCTATTACTTCGTGAGGTTTAGGGCGGCCGTGAAAAATTATAACAGCAGTCTCGGGTTCTATTACTGTACCAGCATTGGGATGTCGATACTGCCGTGTACGCATATCCATTCCGCCATCTTTGCATTGCCAACGCCAGCTTTTTATTGTGTCAATATCAATAAATCTTCGATCCTGGTCTGACAGTACTGTGTTAAGATAGTCCTGGTCGCCGTGAAAAAGTTTAACAGTGGCATTGATATTTTTACTGGCAAAGTCGTCCCATATCCAGGCAAATTTTTTGGTATCCCATATCATAACGCTAGAGTTGATTCCGTTCCAGGTAGTGCGCCAAAGATACTTGAAATCCTTTATTGCCCAAAAGTATTGCTCACTTAACTGCCACATCCAATCTATATTTTTAGTAATCACTGTATCAAGATCCAAGTATAAGATGCGACCTAAATTGTGTCTAGGATCGAACATCTGCATCTTGTACCACCAGGATTTTTTGGGACCTGCAATGCCCGGCCATTCTTGCAGTTCATGTTTGACAAACGGTGCCGGCACAGCTCTACCAGGTTCTGTAAACACATGCAAGATAATTTCACTGCTACAGTTGGCTTTAAGCATGTTGTATAGCCGCTCAACATAGATCCAGTCGTATGCAGTACCGTGTATTACACAAGCACAGTGATGAGCCGCTGGGTGTTTCATTCTACAAAACTGTTAGGTACAAATATAGCATCGCCAGTGACTTCAAGTTCACAATAGTTTAATTCTGTTAACATTTCCTGGAACTTGGAATCGTCGTATTTGTGCATACTCTTACGAGCATCACCATGCCCGTATTCAACAAATAGAATAGGCTGATGTTCGCGTATAGTTGACATGGCGCCGCGAAGAACCTCATACTCCCATCCTTCCACATCAATCTTAATAAGACTTACAGATTCAAATTTAAAATTGTCAAGTGGTACAACATCTACTAAAAACTTGTGTTTGTCTGGCATAGTCGCGGCCACGTGTTCGTCTAACATTTGAAAGCTGCCCGAGTTATTGGGACTACGGTATGCTGCTTCTAATGTTTTTGTTTCATAACTACATCCAACAGGATGGTAAGTAATTTGATCTTTGTATTCTGCAGTATTCTCTAAGAGACATTCATAATGGCTGGGATTGATTTCAAAGCAATCAACTCGTTTGAATCCTGCCATCAGCCAGTGTACAGTGGTAATGCCCACATGTGCTCCAACGTCAATGACATTTTGTTTGTCTTTGACCAGTTCAATGATTCTGTCGCGCCCGTTTCTGTTCCATCCAATTCCAGCTTTATTTGTAAAGTATTCGTTGGCAGGATCAATTATTTTATTGCTTGGTAATTTAAATGTTTTCACTTGTTGCCCCATGGGTTAATTCCGTTACTCCAGAATATGTTTATGCGTTTTAGTATGCTGAGTATCCGAGGTGTCAGACCAGCACCACCGTCAGCTTCTGCTCGCATTTTTCCTTTTTTTGCCACTGTGTTCCAACCGGAGCCTGACATAATATCAGCAGCAGCTTGCTCGGGTGTTTTGCCAATCTTGGGTTCCCAGGTACGCCATTCACGTATGCTGCCCATGGACTTTGCTTTGGTTTCAGCGTCACCCATTTTGGTAAAGTGCCAACCACCAGTCACAGGATGGAATAATGTTTTTTCTGTTTTGCCTTCTACAAATCGCAATGCTTTATTTTTACTGCAATAGAATTCTGCCATTGTGGTAATGTCTTTAAACTTGGCCATCTTGCTGCCAGGCCATCTAGGTATTCCCGGAGTGATCCAGTCTACAAAGCAAGTACGATTTTCATGATTCCATACCACTTGTCCGTGAACGTGATACGCTTCACAAGCTTCTTCCCATAGTTCTATTTCCCAGAATTCATCTAAGTCATTCATGATGACCCAGTCCTCGGGATCTGCCCATTTTTGCATTTCAGTCAGGGCCATCTCGCGTGTGCCATTTTCTACCCATTTCTCTTGTACACCATCAGCATCGTTTAACCACTCGTCTGGCCACGTAGCAACAACATAATGTATCTTGGCTTGTATGTCTGCGGGTAGTGTGGGAATAATTTCTGCAAAGAAAGGTCGGTTGGGCTGGTGGCGCCAGGTCTGATTACTTTCAACAACAATGAAGTCTGTGACTACGTCATTGAGATATTCAAATCTGGCTTTAACTAAATCTACTTCGTTAAGGAATGTAAATGCGTCTATTACTCTCATGCGGGTTCCATTATGTAATCGTGCCGATCGTGCCAAATCTGTTTATATCCCCAACTGCACAATAGATCCAATGCAGTTGTATGATCCTTATTAAGCTCTTTATCTAACACTTTATTTTCAAAACTAATTTCAATCGCAATAAGCGGTCGTTGGCCACGTATAGTTTGTTCTGCTCCGTGCAGCACTGACAGTTCGTGCCCTTCAACATCAATCTTAATCATGTCAACATCAGTTAAATTTAAACTATCTAATGTTACAGCTGGCACTTCAATAGAGGACCAATGTTTTGATAAGATATCTGCGGAAGAAACAATCTGATTAATTTCGGATCTTCTGCCAACAGCAAAAATTACTGTGTCTGTTTTATCACTAAGTGCTACTGGCTTTAAATCAACATTGTCTCTGGTACAGTTTTTTTCAAGACAAGCAAAAATTAGTGGTGTAGGTTCAAATGCTGTAACATGTTGCCAGCGTTGAGCAAAATATGCTGTCATGATTCCTATGTTGGCTCCGATGTCAACTGCGTGCCGTTGTGTACGACCGGCAAACCAAAGATTTATAGCTTCCGCCATTGATTTGTTGGTGACAACTTCGCCCCATGCTGTATTAGCGTGATCTTTAAATCGAGTAACATCATCCTCTAAAAACCACCAATTCCCAATCTTTGTTATTTTGTTCATGGTAATATTTAGCACCATTAAACACCTATATAAATATCCGTATGAAACCTATCCCCATTTTTATCGGATATGATCCCAGAGAAGCGGTGGCATATCATGTTTGTGCAAATAGCATTATACGACATGCTAGTAAACCTGTTGCTATCATTCCCTTGGCTTTGAATTTGTTCGAGGACTACAAAGAAACGCACACAGACGGTAGCAATCAATTTATCTACAGCAGATTCTTAGTGCCGCACTTGATGGATTACACTGGGCATGCTATTTTTATCGACGGCGATATGATTGTGCGTAGTGACATCACAGAGCTGTGGGGCTGGCGACAGGATCATTATGATGTACAAGTAGTTAAACACAACTACGAAACATGCATGAAAGAAAAGTACCTGGGTTCAAAGAACGAAAACTATCCTCGCAAGAACTGGAGCAGCGTTATTATATGGAATTGTGAGAGCCCAGCCAATCAATGCTTGACCCCAGAGTTTGTTCAACGATCCACAGGTGCAGAGCTACATCGTTTTACCTGGATTCGAGATGAACACATTGGCGATTTGCCAGCAGAATGGAATTGGTTGCCAGACGAATATGGCCCTAACTGCAATGCAGACTTGTTGCATTATACCTTAGGTGCTCCTTGCTTTCACGATTTTGCTACCACTCCAATGGCAGATGAATGGCATCGTGAACGAATGCTTGCAGAGTATTGCTTACAAAGAGGCAGTAAATGAACGAAGATTGGGTATTCTTAAGTAAAAATAATCAAGACGAGTATATCAACATGCTAGCCCGTAGTGCTGGCACAGAACCGACCGACAGTGATTACTTTGATTTCCATTATGATGTTGAAATGGATCACAGAAAAGTTGTGCTGCGTGGTATACTCAAATACAAACTCATGCACAAGTGTTGGGCAGGCTCACACGATTTCTGGTACATGGATTCAGGTTACGTGGGCAATAATGTTGGCAGTAAAAACAGCCATGGCTCAAAGCTTTATCACAGAATAGTAAAAAATGATCTACAACAGAACACAATAAAAGAACGACCTGCTGACAGATGGCAAGCATTAGGTATCACCCTGCATCCGCGTCGGACAGGATCAAAGATTATAGTAGCAGCACCAGACGAAAAACCCTGCAGATTTTACGGAATTGATCAGGCCAAATGGGTAGAGGAAACTGTTGCACAACTTGCACAACTAACAGATCGGCCTGTTGAAGTAAGACAACGGGCTCCGAAAAGAATTGACAGAATTGTAACTACTCCACTAAATCATTTACTAACACAAGATGTACATGCTGTGGTCACATTCAATAGCGTTGCCGCAGTAGAATCTATACTGGCAGGGGTGCCGGCATTTGTATTGGCACCCAGTCATGTGGCTCGGCCTGTTGCAAATACCACACTTGATAAAATAAACGAACCGTTTTGGCCAGATCGTGCCTTGCTAGATGCTTGGTGTCATAGTCTGGCATACGGGCAATATCATGTGAGAGAGCTTAAAGATGGAACAGCATTTAGGATGATGCAAGAATGAAAGTCGTAAGTTATACAGCTACTTTACCTAAGAAAGAAGTATACACACCAGAATCTTTGCAAAAAGCACAGGATAAAAGCAACACGCTTAGATACTTTGCACAGGGTGTATCAAAATTTGGTGACGAGGGAATCATAGAAGATTCAGCAGTATATCAACCAAGCCCTGTTGCTGTAATCTTAGGCTGGGTTCACGAAGAAGGCAAGACTGCACCACATTTACAATTGCGACAAGATATTCTCAACGGACAAAAACAGTCCAACAATCGTACTATCATAGCAGACTCAAATTTGTTTCTGTATAAAAATACAAACAATCCAGGCTATTGGCTACGCTACAGCTACGACGGAATATTTCCCAACACAGGCGAATACTGCAATCAAAATCCTGACCCTGCTAGATGGATAGAAATACAAAAACAGTTAGGAGTTAAATTGGCCAACTGGAGAACTCGTGGTGATCATATTTTACTATGCTTACAACGAGACGGCGGCTGGAGTATGGCAGGCTGGGACGTGTTAGATTGGGCTATTAAAACTATCACAGAAATAAGAAAATATTCTGACAGACCCATTAGGATTAGACCGCACCCGGGCGATAAAAGAGCTGTCAAATACTGCGAGAGATTAATAAAGCTCTGCACTGGTAGAAGACTATTAAACATACATCTAAGTGAATCGGGTAGTAGTCTTGTTCGCGATTTCAAGCAGTGCTGGGCTGTGGTTAGTCATAACTCCAGCCCTGGTGTAGCAGCGGCCATTGAAGGTGTTCCAGTATTTGTAACTGACCCAGAAAGAAGTCAAGCAAAAGAAGTTGCGTGTAGTGAGATTTTTAAAATTGAGAATCCACTCATGCCTGATCGTCAATCTTGGATAGAAAAAATTTCGCAGTTTCACTGGAGCCACAACGAGTTAAAATCTGGGGAGTGCTGGGCGCATATGAAAGGATGGGCAAATAAATGATTGAAGTTATTACAAGTTTTAATCAGAGATATTATGATCTCATCGGCAAGGATAGTGTAAGAAGTTTTCTTAGATACTGGCCCAAGGAACTAACTCTAACTTGTTATGTAGAAGAATTTAAATTAGCCACTCGCAGTAAAAGAATAAAGCAAATTGATTTTTCTAAATTAGAGCCTGATTATGCTCAGTATCAGGCGGATACAACTCTAAGACAGTCAGATAAAAAGTTTGCTAAAAAAGCGTACAGTTTTATGCACGCCATGAATAATAGCACCGCCGACTGGATAGTATGGGTTGATGCCGACGTAATCACTGCTAAGAAACTGCCAATATCTGTATTGACTGATTTATTACTGCCCGAATGTTTAAGCATGTATATGGGTGTGATCTACGACAAAGGCAAGGACGGACAACCCGGCAACTGGTTAGTGCCTGAAACAGGAATATTTGCAGTCAATACTCAGCACGGAAGATTTAAACAGTTCAGAGACGAATACTGCAGAAGATATCGCGAAAGAGATTATCAAGATCTGCGTAGATTTTACGACAATGATGTATTCGGTGCTGCGTTAAATGTGGTACAACCAGTTGAAGTAAACGATCTATGTGCAGGATTTCAGAAAGGATATAAAACACCTTTAAGACATACAGTACTAGGTGAGTATCTCAATCACTACAAAGCCAAACACTCAAAGGCCGAGTACACTAAAACAAATGTTGACGATATATGTGCCGACTAATAAGTTTTTAACTTACTGCCCAATAACTTTCGCCTCGAGGTTTTATTAAATCCTTGTCCAGGCTCTTTCCGTAATCTTTACGATTGCCCTTGAGATGATCTAAATATTTTCCCCACTCTGTATTGATCAGCGGATGTCCTTCACCTTGCTTGGGGAAATTTGCACTCCAATTCAGTTGAGTCCAAGCTGGTACTGTGGCCGCAACACGTTCTCTAGTGCGGTCAAATACCCAACAGTCGTGAAACTCTTCCATGGCCAATACACCTGTTTCGGCATTGTCGTATGCAGCCTGCATCCATTGAATGAATAATATATTGGCACTATTACTCATGTTGATAGCCCACAGCCCAGTTTCTGTAAACTTACGCTCTCTACCAATAAATGCAATACTAGCAGTAGTAGGTATTAGTTGTTCTATAGCAGCCACGGTAATTGGACTATGGCATACCATATCAGCATCCATCCAGATAACTGTATCTAAAGTCCGGCTGGCAGTATCACACATGGCATAGACTTTGTTGCTGAAGCGTACAGCGTCCCAACGGAATCCAAGACCTTGTTGCTTGCCTTTCTTGTCAACAGGTCCAACACCTAATTGTCCAGTGGCTCGGAGATCATTCTTGTATTTTTCCTTAAAGGCCACTAACTTAGGACATTGTGCATGCAGATCATACACAGTGAGATTAGGCGCAGACTGAGTAACGTTGCAGTCTTCTGCGTATACATACAAATGCACTTCTTGGGGCCAGTTTTTTAAAAATGTATCAATCATTTTACTACCGTACTTGTCATAGCCAGCGTTGTGGAATGTAGTTACTACAGAAAATTTGCGTGTCATGTTTGTCCTTAAATACAGCAAGGTATTTAACTATATGAACATCAGTCTTTTTAATAATTTTGGTGCATTAAACAGTCGTCCTGTATTTGCTGCATTTCAGCAAGGACTACAGAAACTAGGGTTTCAGTCAACTATTCATGATATGACTGCCGATGTTGCTGTAATATGGAGCGTGGTATGGGCTGGACGCATGAAGCAGAATCAAGCGGTTTGGAAGGCGTTTAGAGCAGCAGGCAAGCCAGTTATTGTATTGGAAGTTGGCATGTTGCATAGAGGGCATACTTGGAAGGTAGGACTCAATGGAACCGGCAATCAATCCTACAGTAAACAGGATCTTGATATAACAAGGCCGCAACAGTTGAATCTAAATATATCTCCGTGGCGTAATACCGGTGATGATATTGTAATAGCGGTACAAAGATACGACAGTGAGCAGTGGGCGGGGCAACCATCAACAGAGACTTGGCTAAAACAAACAGTCAGTACTCTTAGACAGTATACCGACCGCTCAATAATAATACGCAGTCATCCTAGACAAGAAGTAGTGGTGTTGCCGGGCTGTCTAGTTGATCGGCCTATGCACATACCTAACACATACGACGATTACGACTTTGATAAAACCCTAAGGCATGCATGGGCTGTGGTAAATTGGAACAGCGGCCCCGGAAGTCAAGCCATTATGTCCGGAGTTCCTGCATTTGTAGGGCCCGATAGTATTGCTGCACCTGTGGCAAACTTAGACTTGTCGCAAATAGAAACGCCCAACAAGCCTAATCGAGCTCAATGGCTTGTTGAGGTTTCACATAGTGAGTGGACTGTGGATGAGATAGCAGCAGGAATACCTATTACAAGACTACTTGGCAAACCCAACTGATTCTCGTTCAATATCGTTATGATCAAACTCTGCCCAGTACAACTCAAACGCTACTGTGTCTTCAACTGCTTCAAACTGATGGAATTCGCCTGGGCTAACCTTTGTAAATTGCCCTGCTGTTAAGATCGTTTCGTCAACAAGATCATAGTTGTTTTTCCAAACACGGATAATAAGTTTACCTGATTCAACAAAGAATCCGTTCCACTTATACTTGTGTTTATGTTTACTACAAGTACCACCAGCTTTGGCTTCGATACGATGAAATTCTAGTACGCCGTTTGCTTCCAGCAGTTCGGTCTGCCCCCATACTTTTCCTGCTTTCATAATTATCCTATTGTTGTGACATTGATCTTAGACTTTTATCAAGCCAAGGTAAAACTAAATCTCTTTGCCTTACGTAACCATGTCGTTGTACTGATTGCATAGCCGACTCCGGCAGTAGATCCAGATCACTTAGTTGATACCAGCTAGTGGATCTTGGGTCCTGAGGTTTGTGTTTGCTTTTATAAACTACAGCATGCAACCAACAATCAGTGGGCATTTTCTTAAAAAACCCGCTGCCGCAATCAAATCCTGATACTGCCAGGGCATGTATTAGACTAGTCATAGTCCAGTTGTAATAGCAATAATCGTACTGATCGTAGGCCTGCACGTTAAATTCAAGATTGGTGGTCTGCGGTATAACGATTGCAAGCATGCCGCCTTCGCTCATGGTTTCCCACCAATTTGACAATGTAGCAATAGGAGTAATTGCGTATTGAAAAGAATCGTGACTCCATACTACATCGAATTTGTTTTTTTGCGACGGGAAAGTCTGCTCGAAGTCTCGGTTTGAATATCTTATATTACGATACTTGTGAGTCATAGCTAGTTCTGGAACTTGATCTACTCCTACACATTTAATGTTGAGAGGTCTTGCTGATTGGTCTCTTGTAGTTCTTGTAGCCCACCATTCTAAATCGTGACCTGCACCGCAACCCATGTCAACAACACTGGTAATGCTTTGCATAAAATCATCGTATTCATACAGGTAGTTAAGCGTTTCAAGGCTGTGCTGATGACTAAGTTCTGGGCTACTAAATTGTGTCATACTTGTACGTCTTCCATTCCTGCTGTTCTAAGTCTAACAATATGACCACTCATCCATTGCTTGGACTCAAGTCCTTTCATTATACCCAGCCACTTGTTACGCAATAATGCTACTTCGTTAATGATTGTTTCAAAGTCAATAACTTCATCTTCGCCGTCAACATATTTTTCAGCATCACGACTGGTTAGTGCTCGTGCATAACCTTCTAGGTATTTTTGAAAATGTCTACGGCGAATTTTTCTTAGCTGTATGTTAAGGAAGTTGAGCACCGCTTCAATCTCTTGTAGTTGATTAAAGCGATGCTCAGTGATGCCAGGTAGTTCTTTGATGTTAATTTCGACATATCCGCCGATACGAACATCACGCTTGGCATCCACAATCTCACTTTCATAATGAGCTATAAAATCAGGAATAGTACCAAGGTCTGCAACTACGCGATTATACCACATGATTAGTAATCTTCTTCCTCGTCATCTTCCTCAAAATCATCATCGTCATCAATTTCTTCTTCGTCATCGTGATCATCAAGATACCCTTGCAGGGCTTTTTTAACTTCAGCATCGCCTCTAAATGAGTCGCGGATATCATCTGCATCAAAGTTACTATCTACAAGTAAATTGACCAAGGCATCCGCTGCTTCTGTTCTGTCCAAGGGACCAATGTAACGTTTAAGTTCTTCCCATACTGCTTGTGCTAAATCTACTGACATTTATTCCTCCCCGTCTGTTTCAACGTCAACGGTACTTACCTCACTTTTTTGTTTTGAAAATTCTTCCATAACACGATCTAAACAACCATCCTCGTTGCTTTCCCAGGCTTTGCGGAACTGTTTAATAACTTCGCCATCAGGAGTTGTAAATGCAAGACGATTGCCATCTTTCTTTAACAAGCTACGTTTCTCAGCCAAGTCTACAAGGCCGCTGTAAGGATTCATACCTGTTTCATACGGAATTTTGACCTGGACGCCTTCAAAAGGTTTAGCATAGCGTGTCTTCATGACTTTGCAAGCGGCTCGGATACCCATAACGTCAGAGATCTTATTTCCGTCTTCATCTTCTTTCAACTTCAACTTCTTCATAGCAACAACAATACTACTTGCATAGATAAAGCCTTGACCACCTGAGATCTTGTCGTCTGGATCAAACATGTCTTGACTTGCATATGTGTGATTGGTACATACCATGCCCACGTTGTAGCTACCAAACATGTTGACACAGTTACGAACCAGTGCTGTAAGTGCCTTAGGCTTACGACCCAAGTCACCTTTCATTTCGCCTGCTTCAAACTGATTGACGTCAGTCGGAGTTAACAACATACCCAACGAGTCGATCACAAACAGAATCTTAGGACGTTCGCCCTCAGGTAGTGCTTTGTAATCACTCATAAATGTAGCAATAGTTTTAGCTACATCATCAATCATGGCCATTGATAACTTTAGTAGTTTATCGGGACTAGTATCCACACCCAAGGCCTGCATCCAGCTTTCGTCTAGTGCATTTTCACTATCAACCAATATAACAAAAATGCCTTGAGCTTGTGCATTTTTAATAATGTTGCCAGAACAGAAATATGATTTTCCTGCACCTGATTCACCTGCAAATACAGTTACTTTACCTAGTGGTACACCTTTGTTGAAGTCGCCACTAATGAGATAGTTTAAGGCAAAGTTACCTGTACTAATCCAATCTGTCGGATCATTGAAGCCAATGCTTAGTCCGTCGATTGATTTAGTAATGTCTTTTCTAAATTTTGATACATCAAATGGTTTTGCCATAATTTATTCCTTAAAAATTTCTATTAATTCTTTATTCGTAGTCAAATCTTTGATCCTAGACCAAGGCATGCTGCCAGGATGCACTTTATAGTGCAGACAAATTTTTGCTAAAAACAAAGATTTTTCCCATGTTTCTAAATCGACTCTAACAACCGTATTGTTAACTGTTTCTTTATAGAGAAGCTTGATATACTCAAGCCAATCTATATATTTCTGGTTTACTTTCATAGTATGATTATAAAAAAGATCACTTTTTTGATCATCCCATTGCCATCCTAATTTATCTTGAATTTGTTTTTTTACTATACTCAAATTGTTATTAAAATAGTCGTCCAGAAAATACGATTCCCCTCCAAATTCCGGAGTATGGTCCATTGAGTTAATTACGTCATAATATGCTTCAGTTAATAGGCTCAACAAATTGTCATTGGTGATATCAACTACAGCCGGTTGATACTTATCATATATTTCATTACGTATATGCAACGGTAAATTTATTACTTTATCATACGAATTACATTCTGGCCACGATGAATCTTTGATGTTTTCGTAAAAATCTGTCCAGAGTTTTTTTTCATCTATTGATTGATTGCCAAGTTGAAAGAATGACGAAATATTGTCGATTGTAGGGGTAGTAAGCCTGAACTTACTGTAACCCATTTTAATCTCTAATAACTTAAACCACGAAGAAGTCTTAATTTCTAAGATACAAGAACCGTCTGCAGGAACAAGTTCTGGTTGTTCAATTATATGAAGTGGACGGAGTATACCAAATTTATACATCTTTCTAATTGCATGAGCGTCGCCAGTTGAAGAAAAAAAGTTGTCTAAATTTAAATCGCATTTACCACACGAGTATAGTATATGAGCGCAAAGGGTATTCCCCATACCCCCTACTCTGTAATCTATTAGATATACCATTGTTATAGTTAATCAGGGCCGTGCTAAGGCCCCTTTCCTTTTATTACTTGTTTTGACGTGCGCGAATCTTTGCCAAAATATCTTCGGCATTCATTGCAGCAGGTTTGTTTTCTGCTACAGGAGCGGCTGCTGCCACTGGTTCGTCTGCGTCAAATGGAACATCGTCATCTACTGCTGCAGGTGCTGGCTTAGATGCCTGTGCGGTAGCCGGAGTTGACGATCCTGCAGGTGCTTGAACACCAGCTGGACGGAAGTACTGACCCCAACGTTCTGTATCATAAGGCTGACCATCAACAGATGCTTCGAACATTTCTTTCATGACTTTAAGCTCAACATCAGTTGGCTTCTTTGGCATAAATGTTGAAAGATCAAACAAACCATGTTTATCAACGGCTGCTTGTTCTGCTTCAGTTAATGCTGATTCCTTACGTGACCACTTTGAAGTATTGTAGTCTGCATATCCGCCTTTGCTGGTTTTAGCAACACGGAAGTCCAGGCCACGCAACAAGTCTGTTGGCATTTCTTCAAGTTCCGGATCCATCAAGGCTGACTTGATAGTTGCAAAGATTTGTGGACCGATGATGAAACGACGGATTGGATTTTCTGGAGATTTGTCATCTGCAATTGGGTTTTCACGAACAAAACCCTGGAACACGTAACTACGCTTCTTCCAGTACTTACGACCCATTTCTTCTAATGACTTGTCTTTGAACCAAGTACGTACTTCTGCAAGAATAGGACATGCTTCGCCCCACATTTCTACGCAAGGTACTTGCACTTGTACTTGTTTGGTGTCCATCTCACCTTTGACACCGTTGAACGGCAAACGAATCATTGCTCGTTCGACCCAAAAGAAAGTGTTTTTGTTGTTGCCGTCTGGAAGGAAACGTAACAGTGCGGATGCACCTTCTTCCATATTCCAGTGTGGGTAAATTGCGTTATCGCCACCGTTTGACGATTGGCCGCCTTTGTTTGATTCTGCTGCTGCTAGACGTGCTCTGATTTCTGCTAAAGATGCCATGATTAAGTTGCCTTTTAAAGTTGATTTACAATATACATACAAACGTATACTAACACTGAGTATACGTGAAAGTATTTAGTATAGCAACATTAAATGGTAAATTTATCTAAGCAATTGTGCCAATCTTATAACACGCTCAACACTCTCACTTGACATGTTACTTTGCTTGGTCATCATGACTCCGTCGGTGTCAAGATCTTCCGAAGTTGTCTCAGCATCGGGATCTAGATTTGGTACATCTGTTGGTAGCGGCGCTGCAGGATCAACTGGTGGAGCTGCAGGATCCGGCATATCTGCGGGCGGAGTAGCAGCAGCATCTGGTTCGGCTGGTGCAGGAACTTCGTCAGCAGGCATTTCAATATTGATTCCTAACTCTGCCAATCTGGCCTGAATCAAGGGTCTAGCGTCAGCATTGGCATCCCTGGCGGCCAATTCTGTCAATTGATCAAATAACTGATCATCGCCTAAGATATCATACAGTTGTTCAGTGGCATTGGTTGCATCTGCACCCACTGGAAGTTCTTGAGCCATCAGTTCTTGTAATTTACTTTCTGATTCAGGAGTATCCGGAGTTGACCAAGTACCTTCTGTTACTGTGTTTGCCCATGATTCAAATTCGGCAATTTCTTTCATGTTGTTATCTTTACGCACAGACAGCTTGGCCAACAGTGGAATAGCTTCTTCAATTCTGGAATCCAAACTCTGTTCGATAAACATGTTTCTGATGTCTTCGGCCATGGCATCAGCTTCAGAAATTTCTGCTGGGTCAAAACTTTGTATCTCCATAACATAGCCGCGTTGGCTGATTATACGCTTGGCCTTGGCCTTGAGAGCTTGATAATGACGAATAGCTGTTTCTGCAAGAACACCAGCATCACCGTCAAAGTGTTTGTGCTTGGAGGCTCGAACAAACTTGCCCAGAATATTCATTTCTTTAACTATTTCGCAGATGTGCTGACCAAATGCATCGTAGGGTGTACCACCTTCTGACACATGGCGTGCCATGGCTCGTCCACCAATCAGATTGGTAAACGGCAACTTGAATCTCTGATCATCACCGGTTTCAACAAACAAGCTTTCAACATAACGAAAACGTGCATCACCTTCACCTAGGGTTCGGTTGTGTTTGATTACCAAGCGTGTTTGCTTGGGCTGATCACTGTAGCTGATCTTTTTATTTCCATAGTAGCCCTCAAACAGGCCTTCCTTGATGGCAGCCATGCCCTGTATGTTGTACTTTAATCGATTGATATTTTCTATGTCAAACTTCAGCAAGTTGTTGCGTACAGTAAATTGCTTGAGCTGATAAAGGAACTCGTACCAAGCATCTTTGTCTCCGCGGTCCATGCTGCGACCAATATTGTCACCAAAGAAAATCTTTAGATTTCTGTCTTGGCCAATCAAGATCACCACTGTGCCGTAGTTTTTGCTTTGAGTTTTCCAGTCAAATGTAAACAGATTCGCTTCAGACGGATCTATTACATCTTTTCCAGATGGGCCTGGTCCAGACACATCTTTTAACTTGGGTTCAAAGTCCTGGGTTATTAGTAAATCGTATAGTTGGGTTGGAGTAGAGTTTTGCATCGTGTATTTATTACATTGTCATAACGAACGGTAGAGGAGCAATCATTTCATCTTGGTGATCGCGCATTTGTGTGTCAAGATCGCTATGATAAGTTTGTAATACCTGTAGCATACGCACTACCAGCAAGGTGGACATAATCAAATCATCCGTTTCGCCCGGTTTGGCAGCATATCCTACCCCGTGTGCAACAAAACTTTTGAGTTCAGTTATCATACTGGCACTGGATATTGTCATTCTATTGCTTTCAATCAAGTGCTTGAATTTTGCACAGGCTGCCAACTTGGGTTTATTACTGGTATTAAATCCCTTGCGGCCTTTGCCAGGTTCACTTAGGAAATACCCCTGTATGTTTTCTTCGCCGTATTCACTTATACTGATCAGCGCAGCTTCACCGATGCTGTTGTTTTCTACAGAATAGTAAATGCTTTTAGGATCTTTAACCACATCGTTGAGATGGCGTATAATGTCGGCCAGTATGCGTATCTGTGTAGGAATGTCTGTGCGATTGTGACGCCACTCTGCTACTTGTTCTGTTGAATTGGCTTCGAACACTTGTATGGCAGCGGGATCGCCACCTGTGCCCAGGCTAGGATCTAGTCCTACAACGTATATACGATTGGCTTGTGGTTTTTTGTACCAGCGCACTTCGCCTGTCTTGTATAGGGGATTACGTCCTTCTAGGTCAATCAGTCTGGCAGGTGCTATCAGTGTTTCGTCTGCAATGATAAATTCGCAGTCCATTTCACGGCGAAAACGATCCACTCCCAGGGCTGCACGTTGTTGCTGTGCCCAGGATTCATCGCGGTCAGGATGTTCGTTCCAAAAGCTGCGATATGCTTTGAATCCGTTTTGTCCTACTAGGGTAGGGTTTCCGTATTCATCTTCGCACTTGTTGGCACCTTTCCACAGCAGCGCAAATTGATCTTCATCACTGTTTGGCGTTGATGTAATAATTGCTTTACCACCAGTTGCCAGAGTAGGTGAGATAGAAGTCCAGAACTCTGTGGCAATGGTAGGGCGTACAAATGCAAATTCGTCTGCATATAGCAAGGAGATACTCATACCACGGCCTGTGTTTTCAGTTGTTGTAGCTGAAACTATACGGCTGCCGTTATCAAATTCTATCGAGCCCTTGTTATAGTTAGTGGCTCCGGCACGAATATGATCTGGTACTGATTCATAAGCATAGCGGATACGCTGCATGATTTCCTGCGAACCAGTGTATTTGTGTGCTGCTACAAGGATTGTACTATCAGGCACAAACATGGCATACCATAGTAGATAACCAGCAGCACTTGTGGATTTACCAGTCTGTCTGGGCATCATGGAGATACTAAAGCGATAGTTATGATACACTTCGATTAGTCTTGTTTGATACTCAAATGGATGATACTTCATGCGTCCTTGTGTAGGATGCTGAATGTAAAAGAAGTTATCCATAAAGTATAACGGACCTGTTATGGGGTCAGCACACAGCATAAACTCATCTATTTGTTGCTGTGAGTATGTGATCTTGGCATAAGGAGTTTTAACTAGATTTATTTCGTTCTTAGACATTTTATTTTACATCCACACTACGTCGTCGCTGGCACACAAAAATATAATAGTGTTCTTGTACTTGACCGCGTTCGTCATTATACTCTAAAGGGAACGTGTAGTCAAACCATTGTATATCAAATCCAGTACGCTGTAGCAGTTGCAACCACATGGTGCGGTCCAGTATGCTGTAGTGATTGCGATTTTCTTCGTGTTTGACTTCGCAGTTGGGTGCCGGAACTTCTAAGTACAAGTGTCCGTTATTTTTCAACACACGATTGTATTCCAGTAAAGTTATATAAGGGAACGGCGAATGTTCCAAGCTGTGACGGGAAAACAGCAAATCCACTGATTCATCGCGATCGTCTAAGAAATTCATGTCACCTTGTACAATCGTGTGTCCATTTTGTCGTGCTAGTTCAGCATCTTCGCGATTCAAGGTAATACCAGTAGTATTAGTATATTCTCGGGTTTTCATTTCGTCAAGGAAATAACCAGTTCCGCAACCCAGGTCAATAATTCGGGCTGTTTTGGGCAAGTTCAAGGGATCAACAAAACGCTTGACAACATCAGCTGTGATGGTTTTATGAAACGGGCTGTGCCCTTCGCTATAGACTTGGGATAGCACATGATCGTAGTAAAACTTTATTTTGAGATTGTTATTTGCCATGCATTTACTTAGTCAAGACAACTAATATATGCAGTTATTATCTTGGATAACCTTTGAAGGCTTTTATGGGACTTTGTGTATCAACAAACCCAGGCTCTTTGCTTGCGGCTGTGCTGACTAATTTTTTACCGCCGGGAGTTTTAGTCATTGCCAAGGCTTGGTCAATAACTGACTCTACTGAAGAATTCATACCTACCACAAGACCGTGCTCGCCAAATACCGAATCTGCGTCCCAGGTTGGTTTAAACGGATCTATTGCGTTGTTCTGTGGATTCAATTTATCAGCGTCGTCGCTTCTGGCACGAGCCATAGCAACACCAAATCTATAGTTTTTGTAAGGATCGGCTGCACTTAACCCTGGTATGATGTAGGTATAACGCATGGGATCTGCTTCTTCTGGCGGTAGTACTCCGTCTGACGCAACAGATTTATTTTTATTTTCGTGAATAAATTCTCTAGCTCTCATCTGGGATAGCCTCGAAAACTTTTAACTGGACTGACAGTATTGACTTCAGACATTTCTTCGCTATCTAAATCACCCTTGTTCAAATCTTTATATTCTAATCCCGCAGCTTTGTATGCCAATTTAAGCATGTCCTGTTCTTCTGGAGTGTAAGGGTGTGTAGTGTTGTGTTTGCCTACCCAACTTTCAGCATCCATTTTGATTGGGTTCACTCCATCACTGCTGGCCACAGCCATCATCAAACGATTCAAATCATACAATCTGTCATATGTGTCTATTTTCTTTGAAAACACATTCAACCCGCGAGTGCCTGCCTGAAGCCTGCGAGAAATTTTAACATCTGCTGTTTCAGTTATTTTAGTAGAAACGAATTCTCTGGCTCGCACGTTGCTGCCTTATACCTGGCGTACTGCGTATTTGCCAGAGCTTGTTGTACCAATTTCTTGTGCAGTAAAATTGCTACCAGCAATAGTAAGTTTATTCCCTACACCTACAAATACTGTTTGTGTATTGTTTGCAGGGATAGAAACTGAATTACCGTACAGGTTGCCAGTGGCACTTGGATAGACAAGATCTACGTTAAAAGTCACAGCAGTATTTCCTGTGGCAATTTTGCATTTGTCTGTGAACCAGGCTTGTGCTGATACTGATGTATATACGTTTGCTTGTGGCATTTATGATTCCTTTTATTCTATTAACTTAGCTCGTTGTAGTATAAGTCGTAATTCTGCGCTTTCTTCTAATGCACTCACAGGAGCAAGATCAACGGCCTTGGCCAATAGTGGATCGTTGCTGGCAGCATCTTCTTTGTATAACCAGCCCGGTGGAGGAGTTTTGGTTATATAATGACTGACTATATCATTGTCCTGTATAACAACTACCTTGTACTCACCCTTGGCATTGGGACCTATTACATTTTGAATACGACTTTGAAAATCATTCGTATCTTTACTGGGATCTGATCCCATGGTTCTGGTTAATGATCTATCGCTTCTGATATGATTGTCATATCCGGATTGTCGCCAACTGGGATCGTACTTGTCAGTAGCCTGAGCTTGAGCACCACCAGCTCCTAGAGCAGCAGCACCGGCTAGAGCAGCACCTGCTACTTTCTGTTTCCAACCTTCATCAAAATCATCTTCTGCTATTTCACCAGGTTTGATAATTGTCACAGCACCGGGTTTATTAGCACGAGTAGGACGTGTCCAAGCAGCACCTTTGGCAGTCAGTTGTTGCAGGTATTCACCCATGCGGCGTTCAATACTATCTAACTCTTGTTCTGATGTGTAGCTGATGTTTAAGTTGTTGATCATGTCTTGCATCATTTGAGATTTAGTTGCAATCTCTTCTGCACCACCAACTTTGTTAGCTGCTCGCGTGGCCCGGGGTTCCATTTTGCTAATGCTTTTTAACAGACCCTTGATGTTCTTCAACTTTGCTATTTTGTTTTGCAGTTCACCATGCGATACCGAACGTGGACGACCAGGTCTATCAAAGTTGATAGGAGCATCGCCAGAAGAAACAGCAGCAGGTGTTTCACCTCTTAGTCCTGCTAACCATGCGTCAGCTTCTGCGCGATCAACATCAGTGGGAACACTGGGTTTTTGACCCCCTACCTT